GGCAAAGGCCATTTACACTCAGTGGATGGGCAGCGACAGCACTAACAATCTTTACGGAAAGAGGTTCAATTCATTTGAGACATCGAGGGCTTATGCAAACGGAACTCAGGACACACAGATATACCGACAAATACTAAACTCCATAAATGCAAATAATGGAGACGGCACACTGTTGACATTGGACTACACTCCAGTACCTATTGTTCCTAAGTTCGCTAAAATAGTTGTAAATAAAATACTCTCTCAGAAGCCCTACCCACAGGTAGAGGCGGTAGACCCTTTATCTCAATCAGAAAAAGACATCAAGAAAAGACGAACAGTAGTTCGTATTGAAAACATTGACATGATTCGAGAGGCCAAAGAGTCTGGTCTTGAGGTCGATGTAAATCCAGAAGACTTGCCTCAGACAAAAGAAGAGACTGAAATATTCCTGGATACTAATGTCAAAACTGATGCAGAGGTAGCGGCTCAATTAGCCGCTGAACTCACACTACAATGGAATGACTTTGACGAGAAGATTTTTAGAAGGGCGGTTGAAGATTTAGTTACTTGTGGTGTAGCCGTAGTCAAAAGAGAGAATGATCCTAACTACGGTATCAAAACTAATTATGTTGACCCTGCATACTTCTTACATTCTTACACTACTGATCCAAACCTGAATGATTTAGTTTATGCTGGTGACATTAAAAGAATTAGTATTTCCGAACTAAAGAGAACTGCTGGTAGTCAGTTTACTGAAGCGCAATATAAAGAGATCGCTAAGACCGTAATGAACAAGTACGGTAATGACCCTAATGCCTTCATGAGTACCTGGTATGACAACGCGTCAAATCAAAACCGATATGGATACGATGAATTTTCTGTTCAAGTTTTAGAATTTGAATTTAAGTCAGTAGACAGTATGGTTTACGAGAACAAAGAATCTCGTTTTGGAAACGCTGGCTTTTATTACAAGGGTGATACCTACGAAGCGCCAAGAGAGTCTGTGTATGATCGCAAGCCAGTCTTCATGAATAACGAAACTGTTTACGGAGGTAAATATGTTTTGGGTACAGACTATTTGTATGACTACGGTCAAAAGAAAAATGTCCCAAAAAATCTTTATGATATTTCTCGTTCTCGACTTTCATATTCTATGATTGCTTTAAACATGAGAGACATGATGCCTAAGTCTTTAGTTTCTAGCGTTATAGGATTTGCAGACATGCTTCAGATAACTCACTTAAAGTTGCAGCAGTCCATTGCTAAAGCGAAGCCTGATGGTTTGGTCATAGACATAGAGGGATTGGAGAATGTTCAGTTAGGAAGAGGAGGAGAACTTCAACCTTTAGAGATTCAAGATATCTACGAACAGACTGGAGTTTTTTATTATCGCTCTAAAAACCCTGAAGGGGGATTTCAAAATCCACCCGTAAGAGAGATAGGAAATCAAATAAGAAACATATCCGAGTTGGTAAATATTTACAATCATTACCTAAGGATGATTCGTGATGCTACAGGAATTAATGAGGTTATGGATGGCACCACTCCAAAAGGAGATGTTCTTGTTGGAGTTCAGAAGCAAGCATTAGCCGCAGGCAATAATGCATTATATGATATTCAAAATGCAGCCATGGTATTATTTAGAAGAGTGGTTGAAGATGTTGTCAAGTGTGTTCAGATAATGCCTGAGAAAAGTGTTTTATATAAGATGTATGAGAACGCCATTGGTGAAACCAACATGGCTGTGCTTTCGTCATTCAAGAGACTTACAATGTACAACTTCGGAGTTAAGGTCGTTACTGAAATGTCTGACCCTGACCGAATGTACTTAGAACAAAATCTAAATGTCGCATTGCAGAGTGGTCAACTAGATATTACTGACGTTCAGGCAATAAGACAACTAAGAGATCCAGATCAAGCAGAAAGACTAATGGCTGTTCGTATTGCCAAAAGACGAGATGCTAAAATGCAAGAGCAACAGATGCAAGCGCAGATGACTGCCCAATCTAACATTCAAGCAACGAATGCTGCTGCTCAGGCTGAGATTCAAAAGAAACAAGTTGAACTTCAACTAGACTTACAGAAGGCTTCTGTAGATGCTGAAGTAAAACTAAAAGTAATGGAGGTAGAACATCTTTATGAGATGGAACTTGCAAAACTACGAGGAGAGTATTCTGTTCAGCAACAACAGATTGAAACTGCTGGCAGAGAAAATTTAGAAGCAGTCAAAGAGACCAGGAAGGATGACAGAATTAAACTATCAGCCGTCGAACAATCTAAGTTGATCTCTCAGCGAAAAGGTGAGCGAGGAGAATTATCTGAACAGACCGACGACCTCTTAGACGTATTATTAAACGAGTAAATTTGTACCATGGCTTGTACTTGTAGTTCTTCCGCTTGCAGATGTGAAAACCCACAGAATGTGGATTTATCTGCCGCTACCCAATTAAATATTTGTTGCCGACGCGCAAACACTTTTATCTTAAAAGCAAACGTCAAAGATTCGAAAGGAAATGCGATTGACCTGACGGCTTATTCTTACGAGATGCAAGTAAGACAATATGACAATGGTCCTATTGTTATTCCCAACAGTAGTATTACAATTACTGGAACTGATGCAGGATTGCTCACGATAACTATTACAGACACTAACATGACCGTGGATGCTGGGACATATGTATACGGCGTTGAGTTTACGCTCACCGCTACTGGAGAAAAAGAAACTTGGTTCTTTGGAACATTCACTGTACAACAAAACATTGTAAACTAAACTATGTCAGATACTGGCCCTATTGAAATTATTGTAACGGACCAACCTGGTGACGTAATAACTATTACTCAACCCAGTCCTATATCTATTGATATTAATAACGGAGCCGTTGAACAATTAAAAGGTGCTAAAGGTGCTAAAGGTCAAAAGGGTTTAGATGGTGATGGAGACAAAGGTCAGAAAGGAGAGCAAGGGGTCAAAGGAGATCAAGGCAGTAAGGGTGAAGTTGGCTCAAAAGGTGAGGTAGGATCCAAAGGTGAAGTTGGTGTTAAAGGTGAAATAGGTGTCAAGGGAGACCAGGGATCTAAAGGCGAAGTAGGTGCCAAGGGTGAGGTCGGGTCTAAAGGAGAGGTTGGATCAAAAGGAGAAATAGGCACTAAAGGAGAGATAGGAGTTAAAGGTGATCAAGGTGACAAAGGTGATCAGGGATCTAAAGGTGAAGTAGGATCTAAAGGTGAAATTGGCGTCAAGGGTGAGATAGGCGTAAAAGGAGACCAGGGTGACAAGGGTAATAAAGGTGAAATAGGTGCCAAAGGTGAAGTAGGCTCTAAGGGTGAGATAGGAGTTAAAGGAGAAATAGGAGTTAAAGGAGATCAAGGATCTAAGGGAGAGATTGGTGTTAAAGGACAGAAAGGAGAAGTTGGGGCTAAAGGAGTCAAAGGTGAACAAGGACCACTACCTGCTGCAACCTATGAGTACGCTTTCAGTACCGCTATAACAGGAAGTCCTGCTACTGGTATTGCCAGGTTTAACAATGAGACTCAGAACACATCCACCTCTGTCGTTATAAACTCCACCGATAAAAACGGAGACACCATACCTACCCCAAGTGCTGGATCGGTATTGGTTAGATCCGTAAGCACATCCACAGACTTTATAAATTTTAACATAGATAGTGTTGCTGTCGATACAGGAGTAATAACTTGTACTGTTACTGTACAGGGCAGTAGTGGTAATAATCCTTTCAGCGACGCAGAAGAAATAACTTTATCTTTTGCTGAAGGTGGAGCCAAAGGACAGAAAGGTGAAGTCGGTGTAAAAGGAAACAAGGGTGATCAGGGTTCCAAAGGTGAAATAGGAGTTAAGGGCGATCAAGGTGCTAAAGGTCAAAGAGGACAAAGCGGTGCTAACACTTATGACTACAACTGGGATAGCAACTCTACAGGTATTCCAAACGATGGAGAGATCAGGGGAAATAACGCCACAACAAATCTATCTACTCAATTAGCATTAAGTAAAAAAGATGCAAGCGGAAATGTAATAGCCACGCCTACGGCTCCAGGAACTTTCACTATCAGAGGTGTTGCGGATCCTAATGACTTCCTAGTCTTTACGATGACCAATGTTGCTGGTCCTAATGAGAATGATCAAATAACTATTGATGGAACAGTCGCTTCCTCAAGCGACGCAAATCCTTTTTCCGCGTCAGACTTAATAACTATATCATTTGTTGCTGACGGTGACAAGGGTTCTAAGGGAGATCAAGGAAGCAAAGGAGAGCAGGGAGTCAAAGGAGATCAGGGTTCTAAAGGTGAAGTAGGATCTAAAGGAGTTAAAGGAGATAAGGGACCAAAGGGAACCAGAGGTCAGAACGCCGCTAATAGTTTTCCTTATAACTTCAGAACCGCTACAAGCGGAACTGTTACTAATGGAGACCTCAGAGGTAATGAGTCTACACAGAATACTTCCACTAGGATTGTAGTTAGTGAGGTTGATAGTGATGGAACAACCATTCCTTCTATCGCTGCATCCCAAAATGGATCTGTTACAATAAGAGGTGTAGAGAATCAGACCAACTTTATAACATTCGCTTTTACAGGTGGTGATACATCTGGAGGCGAGATTGAACTAACTGGGTCTGTAAGCGCCTCAAGCGCGGCTAGTCCATTTAGTGACAATGACGCAGTAATCCTTTCCTTTCAGAATGACGGAACTAAAGGAGCACAAGGTGCTAAAGGAGACCAAGGATCCAAAGGAGAAATAGGGGTCAAGGGACAAAAAGGAGAGATAGGCGCCAAGGGAGAGGTAGGCGTAAAAGGTCAAAAAGGCGAAATAGGTACTAAAGGTGAAATAGGGGTAAAAGGACAGAAGGGTGAAGTCGGTGTCAAAGGAGTAAAAGGACAACAAGGTCAATCCGCGGCAAACATATATCCTTATTTGTTTAGCACATCAACGTCTGGTAATCCAGTTAATGGTGAACTCAGAGGTAATGAAAGTACACAAAACACTTCTACAAGACTTATCATTAATCAGGTCGATAGCGACGGCTTAACCATCCCTGCGGTTGGCGCAAATGACGTTGGTACTGTCACTATAAGAGCCGTAGAAAATCAAGCGAACTTTATTACTTTCGACTTTACTGCTGGTGACACTGACTCTGGTGAAATAGAACTAACAGGATCTGTAACTGCATCTAGTGCAGGTAATCCGTTTAGTGATCAAGATGCTGTAAATGTATCTTTTGTATTTGATGGTGCAAAAGGTGCTCAAGGTTCCAAAGGAGATCAAGGAAGCAAAGGAGTTAAGGGTGATGATGGTAGCAAAGGAGAGAAGGGAGCCCAGGGTCAAAAAGGATCCAGAGGCGTAAATGCTGGAAATGTATACAATTTTACCTTTAAGACAGACACAAGTGGTGACATGCCTTCTGGAGAGGTAAGAGGTAATAACACTACACAGAATAGCACAACACGAGTACAGTTCAATAATCAAGATTCAGACAACGAAACTGTAGTTACTCCTGAGACACCAGGTATTGTTACTATTAGAGAGGTAGAAAATACAAGTAACTTTTACAAGTTTTCTTATAGTGCTGTTAATACATCGGGTGATCAAATAGAATTAGAAGGATCGGTTAGCGCCTCAAGCGCGTCTAACCCATTCGATACTGATGATGCTGTAACCCTAAGTTTTCAGTTCAACGGAGAAGATGGACCTAAAGGTGCTCAAGGACCTCCAGGAAATAAAGGGGCACAGGGTAGTAAAGGTGAAGTAGGTTCCAAGGGTGAAATAGGAGTTAAAGGAGTAGAAGGACCTGAAGGGCCTAGGGGTGAAAAAGGACCTCATGGTGAACAGGGGCTACCAGGAGACAAAGGTGCAACAGGCGTCAAGGGTGCTCAAGGTGGTAAGGGCGAACAAGGTGCTAAAGGAGCACAAGGAGCGCAAGGTGCTGCCGCCACTATAGAAGTTGGAAGCACAACTACAGGCAATCCTGGAACAGATGCTACCGTTACTAATAGCGGAACTCCTGAAGAAGCAACTCTTGATTTTGAAATTCCAAGAGGAGAAAAAGGTACTACAGGAGGCACAGGATCTAAAGGAGAGGTTGGAGCAAAAGGACCTCAAGGTGAACAAGGAAATCCAGGCGATAAGGGAGCAACAGGCGTTAAGGGTGCTCAAGGTGCAGAAGGACCTGAAGGACCTAAAGGCCCTCAAGGAGAACAAGGACTACCAGGAGGTAAGGGTGCTCAAGGTGCTAAAGGAGACCAAGGAGGAACAGGCGGCACAGGACCTGAAGGACCCAAAGGCCCTCAAGGAGAACAAGGACTACCAGGGGGCAAAGGTGCAACGGGCGCTAAGGGCCCTCAAGGTGGACAAGGAGAACAGGGAGAGCCAGGACCTCCAGGTCCAAAAGGACCGCAGGGAGGAACAGGCGGCACAGGACCAGCAGGACCTCCAGGATCAAAAGGTCAAAAGGGTGGACCAGGCCCTCAGGGATTGCAAGGAGAGCAAGGAGAGCAAGGAGATCCAGGACCTCCAGGTCCAAAAGGGCCTCAGGGAGGTACGGGTGGAACTGGTCCAGCAGGACCTCCTGGACCTAAAGGACCGCAGGGTGAACAAGGAAATCCAGGTGGAACTGGACCAGCAGGACCTCCTGGAGCAAAGGGTGCACAGGGTGGTACAGGTGGTCAGGGTCCAGCAGGGCCTCCTGGACCTAAAGGACCACAAGGTGCTGGTGGACCAATAGGAGAGCAAGGAGATCCAGGACCCCCAGGACCAAAGGGCCCACAGGGTGGAACAGGTGGTCAGGGTCCAGCAGGACCTCCAGGGCCTAAGGGATCTCAAGGTGGAACAGGTGGTCAGGGTCCAGCAGGACCCCCAGGGCCTAAGGGGTCTCAGGGAGGAACAGGTGCTCAGGGTGATCGAGGAGAGCCAGGAGATACAGGACCAGCAGGACCTCCTGGACCTAAAGGACCACAGGGTGGTACAGGTGGAACTGGTCCAGCAGGACCTCCAGGACCGAAGGGACCACAAGGGGGTACAGGTGGTCAGGGTCCAGCAGGACCTCCAGGACCTAAAGGACCACAGGGTGGTACAGGAGGCACAGGACCAGCAGGACCTCCAGGACCAAAAGGTCCACAAGGGGGTACGGGTGGAACTGGTCCAGCAGGACCTCCTGGACCTAAAGGACCACAGGGTGGAACAGGTGGTCAGGGTCCAGCAGGACCTCCAGGACCGAAGGGACCACAAGGGGGTACAGGAGGCACAGGACCAGCAGGACCTCCAGGAGGTACAGGACCTAAAGGACCTCAGGGCGCCAAAGGACAAAAAGGAGCAGAGTCTTCTGCTTCTGTTACAGGTTCAGGATCTTCAGGAAGGGTGGCTTTCTGGACAGGATCTCAAGCGTTGTCTAGTAATTCAGATCTTGCTTGGGATAATACTGGAACTACAACAGGTACTGGTTTAGGAATTGGAGTCTCAGGTTCATCCATAGGAAACATCAATGGTACTCTATTTGGAGGAATGAGACTTCATGTTGTAGGTAGTGGAAACATAGGAAGATTATGTCTGCAAGGAAACGTACAAGGAACAATGTTAATGAATGCTTCTGGAGGTACTGCTAACCAGAGAATCAAGTTCATACAGAGTAAAACAAGTAAGTTCCGAATGGGTAAGGTTGCTGATAACGGAACAGAAACATCTCAATTCTCAATAGACAATAGTGGTAACTGTGAAATTGACACTAACGAAGGTGCTTTAATATTAAGAGATGCTGGCGGAACTCGATATGCAGTCACGGTAGATGGAGGTGAATTACAAGTAAATCAATTATAATTATGTCTGTAACCAATCCGTTAATAAAAAATTGGCAAATAGTTCTTTGGTTTGTAATTGCTGTTTTTACTGCTGGTGGTGTTTTTAGTGAATTTACTTCTTTGAAAACGGAGTTGACAATGGTTCATGAAAGGCTAGACAATAAAGTAAATGTAATTAGTAAACTTGAGGATAGAATTATTTCTATAGAAAAACAATTAGAATATGAGCGTGGTCTTCTTGAGGCTACTATAAAATAAATAAGATGGCAACAACGATACATTGGGATTGTAAAACAGTAGAGTGCTACTCTAGTATGGGGGGCCACACAAATGTTATATATAATGTTCACTGGAGGGTGACAGGAACATCAGACACTATATATGAAGAGGGATATCTTTATACAGATTCTAGTTTTGGAATTCAGGCTTTGGACACAAGTGACCTTAGCGGATTTACTGAATTTTCCAACCTAACACATTCCGACATTATTTCTTGGACAAAATCAGCCCTTGGGTCTAGTCAAGTAACAGCGATAGAAACAGAGGTTAAATCTAAGATAGATAGTTACGCAAATCCATCGTCAGTAACTCTTACAGTTAGCGATTAACCTGTTGACATCATATTGTTGTATATTTGATGTAATTCAATTATACTTCAATGAAAACCAACATTATAGTTATAGATGATTTCTACGATAACGTAGATGAAGTTAGAGAGTTTGCACTCTCTCAACCATTTAATATTACTGGAAATTTTCCTGGTAACAGAACTGTCTCTTTCGCTAATAACGATAGTGTTAAAAGCGTTATATCTAACGCGCTTTCATCGGTTGGTAAAATAACTTACTGGCCCCAAGAGCCTGACAACTACAACGGCTCTTATCAAATTACTACGGCAAAAGAAAGATCTTGGATTCATTGTGATGCTGGAACGATGTGGGCAGGTGTGTGTTATTTAACTCCAGATGCACCTTTGTCTTCTGGAACAGGATTTTACAAACACAAAGAAACTGGACTTTTGTCTTCTGATATTAACTGGCAAGTAGACTCACAAGATAAGACTAAGTGGGAGTTGGTAAGTTCAATTGGTAACGTATATAACAGACTGATTCTTTACAGGGGTAATCAATTTCATACTTCTATGGATTACTTTGGTGAGGATCATATTGATGGTAGATTATTTCAAACTTTCTTTTTTAATACCGAATGAATATAGTTTTTCATGTAGGGTATTCTAAAGAGCCGTGGGATAATGACACACCTGCACTAGGTGGGACAGAGCAATGTGTAAACAAACTAGGAATGGAGATGGCCGTTAAAGGCCATAATGTTTTTATAGTAGGTGAAGTTAATCAGGTTAGTCCTCAGAAAAATATAGAATATATCCCTTTGTCTAACATGCAACTTCTGCCTGAAGATATAGATGTTTTGATTGGGGTGTCTTATCTGCATTTTTACAAACATTACAATTGCTCCAAGATAAAAAAGATACTGTTCTGGCTGCATAACGAAGAGCCCTTCTACTGGTTTAAAGGTCAAAAAATGTCAGAGTCAGAGATTAATAAAGCCTATGATCTATGTGACAATATCATCTGTTTAACTGACTGGCATAAGCAACATGTGCTAACATATAATCCTCGTATCGAAGAAAAAATAAAAATCATAGGTAATGGTATTTCTTTAAAAGAAAGGAAAAGGGGTACTTATAAAGTTCCAGGAAGTTACCTGTACTCATCCCACCCTGAGAGAGGTTTAGATAAGTTATTAAACGAATGGCCTTCAATAAAAGAAAAACGTCCATACGCCACTCTCGCTATTGCAACTCCTGCCTACGGCTTAGAATATTACAATGAACACTTTTCTAAAAAAGTCAAAAGTCTAGAACATCGAAATGTATCTTTCTTAGGTCCTCTTTCTACTGATGCTTTGTATAACAGGATGAAAACCACAGAGACTTGGTATTATCCCACAGACTACAAGGAGACATATTGTGTTACGGCTCTAGAGATGATGGCTCATGGAGTTATAGTGGATACAAATGAGATTGCTGGATTAAAAGAAACCGTCAACGGTTTCAACAAGTCTACGGACTGGGAAAGAATTGACAAATACATTCAGACCAGGGATTGGAAAAATGTCTCTGAAGATTGGTATAATTTAATAGAAACAAAAATGCAAACAGTTGTAAACGATGCGGACATGACATATGTTATTTGTCTGGACGTAGATGAACAAAAGAAAAAAGAAATAACCGACAGGTTTGAGTCTTTTGGTTTTAACTCTCCATTGACTATATGGAATGCTTGTAACGGTTACACAGGAGAATACATGCCTGACACTTATACTGTCTGTAAGCATTGGAAATTAAAAGATCAACCAAATCATTTCTGGACACGAAACGTAACTGATGGTGAAATAGGCTGTGCCGCATCTCACTACACAATATGGTTAGACGCTCAGAAAAAAAAGTATGATAAAATTCTTATTCTTGAAGAAGACTTTGAGGTTAAAAGAAAATTCGATCCATCAGAAATAGAGACTAATCATCCCTGGACACTTATGTATTTAGGTTGCATCTTCCAGGAGCCGCCATCTGATTTTAATGATAAACTATGTAAGCCTAATTACACATATCAAACTCACGCCTATATGCTTACGGGTAATGGAGTAAGATTACTTCTGGAGCAGCAGTTTCAGAATTACTTTTTTGCAGTAGATGAGTTTTTACCTGCTACATATTGTGATCACCCAAGAGGTGATTTAGGATATGTTACTCAAGATACAATAGCACTTGCTGTTAAAGAAGACTTTTTAATACAGTCAGAACGAAGTTCTACAACGGAGCCTAGGGTTTTTTCTCTTTCAGATTATTCTTATAAAGCATTTGTGAGAAGGTTTATTCACGAGTCTGCTAAAACTAAACAGTGGGATCTTATATGTGATGAAAACATTCCAGATGTTTTCTCTTATCCTCTCTTTACCCAGGAGTTCTGTTCTCTAGTAATAGAAGAAGCGAATAACTTAAATGAATGGACTAAAGAGCGTCACGATAATTATCCTACTACAGATATTCTTTTAGAGTCTATTGGATTAGATAAAATCTACTCTCAGGTCCTTCGTGAGTTTGTGTATCCTTGTGCCATACATAAGTGGAAACTTGAAGGCGGTCCTTGGCCAGATCTATCTAGTGAAAACTTTATGATAAAGTATGACGAAGATGTTCAAGGTCACCTAGCCCTACATCATGATGCTGGTCTTATCTCTTGTGTTCTAACTTTAAATAAAGACTTTGAAGGAGGAGGTACTTGGTTTTGGAGACAACAAAAAGTACACAAAGGAAATATAGGAGAGATATCCATACACCCTGCTAAAATAACTCATCGCCACGGGGGCAGGCCCATATCAAAAGGCGAGAGATATATAATCGTTTCATTTTGTTCTAAGCCATGAGTAGTGATAATCAAATAATAGCCTCACCCCAAATGCAAGACTTTAACTTGCTTCCAACATTTCATCCACAAGAAAATAATATGACTGAGTGGTATTATTTTGAATCTTACTTCAATGAGGAAGAGATTAAAAAAATAGAACAGATAGTATCTCACACTCCTTACGAAACTGCTGAGACTCAAGGAGGCGATCCTGAATATAGAAAGTCTAGTATAAAATGGATTCCACCTTTTCAAAATAGTAGGTGGTTGTTTGACAGACTTATGAGTTGTATAACTGAGGCCAATAACGAACTGTGGAATTTTAATCTTCAATCCGTCAGAGACAATATTCAATACACTGAGTATAGATCACAAGATAAAGGTTTTTATGATTGGCATATGGATATAGGTTATGGTTTTTTGTCAACTCGAAAAGTTTCGTTGACAGTTCAATTGTCTGATCCATCAGAATATGAAGGAGGAGAGTTGCAACTTCAGACAGGGAACAACCCTATAACTCCATCTAATACAAGAGGGACTGTTGTTCTTTTCCCATCTTATATGTTACACAGGGTTAAGCCAGTAACTAAAGGTCTTAGGAAGTCTATGGTCTTGTGGTCAGGGGGCGCTTCCTATAAGTGATTGTGGTATCTTTGTCTTATGGCAAGCAAAGATCCTCGTTTAAAAAGAGCAGGAGTCTCTGGTTATAATAAACCAAAGGCAACCCCAAGCCATCCCACCAAGTCTCATGTAGTTGTTGCTAAAGAAGGTGATAAAGTAAAAGTAATAAGATTTGGTCAGCCTGGTGCTGATACTGTAACAGAGTCTAACCCTAGCCCAGCAAGAAGAAAAAAAAGAGCAGCCTTTAAAGCAAGGCATGCTAGAAATATTGCTAAGGGCAAAATGAGTGCAGCGTATTGGGCAAACAAAGTAAAATGGTAACTTTGGTTCGGACCAGAGTAGAGATAGATTATAAAGCCCTGATTAAATATATCACAAAGGAAATCTCACCCCCTGAAAATAAATCTGATAATGCTTAAATTTGTAATACATACAACCTACTAATCATGAAGAAACAAGGATACAACGCACGGCTCGATGACTCTATGGGATCACGAAGTGGCAGCAAAAGTCAATCATTAAAAGATCGTCGCGACGAAAGCGAGGGAATGGAGAAAAGCCGAGGCAAAAGAAAGTTTTCTGGAAATAAGTCTAGCGCTCAAGGTATGAGTATGGCAGGCGGCGGTATGATGGAATACATGAAAGGCGGTAAAATGAAAAAGATGTACGAGAGTGGCGGAATGATGAAGGCTATGCTCAAAGATCCTAAGCAAAGAAAAATCGCTATGAGTGTTATGAAAGACATGGCTAGAGATTCCAACACTAATGCCATAGAGAGTGGTCGTGCTGGAAGAGGCAAGGGCGAAAACGTAGCAGGTTCAGGTATGAAAATGAAATACAAGAAAGGCGGAAAGGTTCGAGGTTACGCAAGAGTCGCAACCAATCTAAACGATAGCGGAGCAGGAAGGGTCATGAAGCAGATGGGTCAGATCGATGCTAAGGAAGGCGCCAAAGTAAAAAAAAAGTAACTAATAAGCAGAGGTTAGATTCTCTAACCGTAAATGCTTTACGCAAAAGATTAAAGAAGGCTGGAGTAGCAGGAATCACAATGGGTTCTAGTAAGGCAGGAAGTTCTTATGGTGAAAACCGAGGTGGTACTCGTTTTGAAAATGATCTTGCAGCAATGACAAAGGTCGCAAAGAAAAAAGGAGTCTATCAAGACGCTAGAGCAGAAGCGGTAGCAGAGTTACGAAAGAATTACGGAAGGAATATAAAGAAATAAAAAAGGGGCCTAAGCCCCTTCTCTAATCTTGCGATCCAAATAATCTAATGACTAGTAGTTTGTCGTTGTCTGATTCATGAGTAAAGACATGACACCCGTCGTTAAGCAAGTATATTCCATTTCTCAATACAGCATCTTGATTCCTTTCCAGGAAACCAGAGTAGGCATCCCACTGTAAGTAGTCCATTTCGTCAACATAGAAACTATCTGCCGCTAGTCCAAATTCAAAATTATCATCTTGAATATAAGTAGCGTGAGTCAGCGTATTCTCTACGGCTCTATATAGTACGCCGTTAATGGAGGTTATTGGTTGAAACGCTTGTGCAAATGAACTCATGCTCATCAGAGTCATTGCTGTAATAAATAAATTTTTCATAATAATTAATTTTGGTTAGGATGTAAACATAATTATAATCAGCGACATATCCAAATTTCGCCCATATATATAGATAATACCTGTTATAACTTTGTTTAATTATAAATACACAACACATATGAATTCAATTGAGAACCAACTAGAAGCCCAAGTCCGCGAAGCAGGCATGGAGATTTCGCAAGAGCCGCCACAAGCGGCGCTAGATGATGTTAATAATGCTATGGCAGATAATTCATCTGAAACAGAAACACAACCGCAATCAGAACAGACTGCTCCTGAGCAACCAGCCCAGGCAGAAGTTAATGAGCCTTCTGCTGATCAAGTTCAGCCAGAAGAGGTTCAGCCAGTTCAGCAAGCGGTAGCAAACGAACCCCAGGAGGTTGCATCAACTGAGGCCGTAGAAGAACCGATGCAAGAAAATGAATCCGACTTCGATTCATTCCTTGGCCAACTTCAAGAGAACAGCGAAATGCAACCCTCGGAAGGCGAACAGGAAAATAGCGAAGTATTCGAACTTGACCCACGGGTACAAGCAATTGCTGATTTTGTCGAAAGTACAGGAAGAGACCCTCGTGATTGGTTTGCATATCAATCATTAAATACTGAAGGCATGGATGACTTAACAGCCGTCCGTGTCGAGATGGCTACGTCTTATCCTAACTTGAGTTCTGATGAAGTGGATGTATTACTGAAACGGAAATACAAACTTGATGAGAACATGTACGACGAAGAAGAAATTGCCGCATCCAAAGTGGATCTCAAGATCGCTGCACAAAACGCTCGTGATACTATTGGGGAAATCCAAGAGAATTTCGCAGCGCCAGTGCAACAAGAATCAATGGATGATTCTTCTATTGTAGATGATCAATGGATAAATGATATGGTTCAAGATGTTAATGAATTAGAACAGATTGAATTTGATCTAGGCAACGACAAGACGTTTTCGTTTGGTGTCGATGCTACATACAAAGATCAACTTAAAAGGAAGAATGTAGAAATTGAGTCTTTCTTTGATGACTATGTCGAGGAAGGTGGTAATTGGAATTTTGACAAATGGAATACTGATCGAACTATAATGGACAACTTGCCCAATATTGTTCAAAGTATATACCGTCAAGGGCTAAGTGATGGTCAACGCAATGTTGTCGAAACGGCGGCTAATGTTGATGCAACCGCTCCATCCCTTGAACAAAAAGTTCAATCTAATCCAGTTGCGGAGTCAATCCGTCAAGCACTTGAAGAGGAGATAGGAAGTCAAAGATTACGCTTTAATGTTTAATGCCTTAACCGATTAAAATTATATATCATGGCAAATACTTTTCCTCCTGTCTATAATGACAGTAAAGCAGCGGTCTTTCGCCGCTTGTCCCCAGAGAAATATACTTCTCTTGGAGACTTCATAAATGAAATAAACGCACCAGACAACAGAGATAGTCTTGTAAAGACTTACGGCTATCAGCAAATTTCTGGTGGAATCACGGGGTTTCTAAGCCTAACGGGAGCGATTCGCGCAAACGGTACCGCAGACGAAGTCCAGTATTGGGAAGAAAATCGTCTTCACCAAGCACAAGACGGAACGCTAAAAGCATCCGCCGCCGCAGCAGCAACAACAATAACAATCGTAAAAGCAACGTCCGACGCATCAGTCCTTCGTCTTAACGATGTTGTTCTAATTGGTGGTGTTGATCGTGGTATCGTTACGTCAATTGTTCCAACTAGTTCAACTGCTGAGATTGGCAACACTGCTACCGCAGAATACGTTGTTCAAACTCTAAGTTCTGCTGGTCTTACGGCTTCTGCTGCTTCAGCAGGAACTCGTTCTTTCCCAGTTATCGGTAACTTGTTCAAGCAGGGATCTGATCAGAATGCTGGCTACTTAGAAAGTAACGTAATCAAGCGTACTAATAAGTACAATATCATCAAGGAAGTATTCAGAGTTACTGGATCACAAGCAACTAACATTGGTTGGGTGAACGTAGGTAATGGAGACTACAGATGGTATGTCAAAGGAGAGATGGACACTCGTGCTCGTTTCTTAGACAAGCGTGAGATGATGATGCTTCTCGGAGAGAATATAACTTCTACA